GGGAGAAGTAGATGCCGCCATGCTGGATCAGCCCGTTCGGATAGAGCAGCAGCGCGCCGACCACAGCAGCCGGGTTACCGAAGCTGTCCTGGGTGCCCTGGAACTTGGCGACCCAATCCTCGGTGTCGATCTCCACGTCGGCGTTCATCAACACCGCGTCGCGCCCCTCGGCGAGCGCGATCTCCAGACCCACGTTCACAGTTCGGCTGAAGCCTTCGTTCTTTTCCCTACGAATCAGGTGGAAATTCAGACCCTCCTGCAACGCCTCTATCTCATCGACCAGCTCGGACTTCGGCGAGCAGTCGTCAACGACCAGCGTCTTGACTTGGCCACTCGCGGTTTTCTCGATCGACTCCAGCGCATCGACCAGCGTCTTCACGTCATCGGGCTCCGTCGAATAGTTCGGGATCACGACCAGCGGCTCAGTGGACATCGGCTGCAATCCCCTCCGCTGCCTCTCCCGCCAGGAAGTCGGCCATTTCGTTGTAGGTGCTCCCATTGTGGCCTTTCACCCACTTGAAGACGACCTTCCGATCCTCCATGAGGCGAGCGATCTCTTTCCAGAGCTTGCGGTTCGCGACCTCGCGCGCCTTGCCGTTACGACCCTTGCGCACCCAGCCGTTGTTTCGCCACTTCTGCATCCAATGCATTGCGCCTTCGACTACATAGCGCGAGTCGGAGATCACCGTGACATCGACCTCCGGGAAGGCGGACAGCGCCTCGATCGCTGCCATCATCTCCATGCGATTGTTCGTGGTCTTCGGCTCGGCCCCCGCCGCTTTCGCGATCACTTTGCCGCGCGCCACAGCGACATAGGCCCAGCCGCCGACACCCTTCGCTTTCGGGGTCGCGCGCTTGATGCAGCAGCCATCAGTCCACAACTCGATCATGCGAACAGCTCCTCGACCAGACCGATGACCATCACGCCGCCTTCATCCCACTCCTTCAGGAGGCCGTTCCGTCGCAGGGTGGTCAGCGACACTGAGACGGTCGAGCTGTTGATGGAGTAGCCCGCCTCGCGGGCTAGGACTTCTCGGGAGAGCGGCTGGGGGTTGCGCTCGGCGAGTACGTCGAAGAACGCCAGCGCCGCGCCGCTGAGAGCCCTGCGCCAGGTGGCGACCAGCTCGCCCGGCCCCGGTGGTGGCGGCACTTCACCGATCTCATCGAATCCGGCCTGGCTCGGCCAGAAGAGGCCATCCCCTTCTTCGATCACCCCGGCGTTGCGCATCGCCGTCAGCGACACAGAGACGGTGCTCGACTTGACGGAGTAGCCCGACAGCGTGGCGAGCTGGCTCCGGCTCAGCTTCATCGGATGCCGCTGCACCAGAGTCCGCAACATTTTGGCTGCACCCTTCGGCAATTCGCTCGTCCCTGGGTTGTCCCTGGGTTTTTCCGGGGCCGGAGCCGGAGACGGGCTATCTCCTGACGCGCGTCCAGACTTAGGAGTTGCGGAGGGGGGGTGGCGAATTTTTCCTGGGGCAGGATCGAAGGTGCCGTTCTCGATTTCCGCTATCAGAGGCTCGGCGGCGGTGGAGATGCGGCGGAGCATGGTGAGGACGCGCTCCTTCAATTCGTCGGGGAAGACCGGGACCTCGACGGGAACCTCGACCACCCTGGGCTCGGGTTGATCCGGTCGCTCTGCGAGCTGCTTGCGGAGCGCGGCGATCTCTTTGCGTAGCTCCTCCGGGTCCTCCTGCTTGGCCTTTTCGACCGCCTTGGCCATCCTCTCCTCGACGGCCGCCAGGTCTACGTCAGCGAGCTTGGCGGCGGGGCGCGAGCCTTTCAGCGTCGGGGTTTCACCGGAGTCGTAGGTCTTGCGGCGGCGGAAGCGCAGGCGTTCCATGAGCTTCAACTTCTGTGGCGACCAGAGCCAGCCTTCGCCGTCTTCGAGCGTGTTCAACGAGTCGATCAGCTCTTTCCCAATTCCATGCGCCATCACCCATTCCTCGATCGCCTTGCGATCGCGAGGCGCGGTGATCCTCATCGGGATCAGGGTGTCGATCTGGTTCAGCGCATCCTTGTTCAGAGCGGCCGAGCGCTGCGAGATCAGGGTGACGAAGACGCCCCGGAATCGACCGCGCTTGACCAGCTTCGTCCAGGCCCCGACACACTTCGCCTCTGACGACATAACTCGTTGGGGCAGGTAGTCGTCGGCCTCCTCGCAGAAGACCATGAGCGGGTCGCGGTTCTTCTTCAGCAGCGTCTCGGCGAAGTCGGTGAGGAAGCGAAGCTGCGCCGCCTTAGAGGAAAACTCGCTCACGTCGAGGATGCAGGTGAGGCGGGTGTCCGCAATCAGCTCTGCGACCTCCTTGCCCGCCGTCTCCAGCAGGGGAAGGTCACCTTGCAGACCGCCGAACACCGGCACCGCCAGCCCAGGACCCTTGCCATCAGACGAGGACCGGATGCCCCACCAGTCCCCCTTTGGATCGATCGCGACCCAGGGGACGCTGTTCTCGAACAGCTCCTCGGCCATGACGACGGCGGTGTTGCTCTTTCCCGCCCCGGACATAGCGAGGATGCCGAAGCGCTGAAGCGCCTGCTCCGGCTTCAGCCGGATTTTCGGGGGTGCCAGTTCAAGCAAGCCCATCAGTCTCCGTTCTCCCGCAGACAGGCGAGGATGTTTTCGTATTTGCCGATCCACTCGATGTGGACATCAATGCCACCTGCATACTTCTCGAAATCTGCGACATAGGCTTTGCACTCCTTACAACCACACCTGAGCGCGTGGCCCAGCCACTCAACGCATTGTTCATGCGTCTTCCGACCGTACAGCGCATCCTCGATCGCCTTCTTACGATCGCTCATCCCCCGCTCCCCGGTGGCGTGAGATCAAGGTCATCATCGGTCCAGGGTGCTTCCTTGCCGAATCGCTCATCCAGCTCCGCGTTCTCCGGCGCGGGGATCGATTCGGTCGGTGAAGCTGGCGGCGGCGCGGCGGGCTCGGGCTTCTCACCCTCCTCGTCAGGCAGTTTGAAGTTCAGCGACGGCATCGGTTTGTAGCCCTGGGTCAGCGCCCAGGCGAGCAGGTCCTCCATCTGCTCCTCCAGCTCGCGCAGGCGTTTGAAAGAGTTGCGCTTCGGCGGCGTCAGGGTGTAGCTGGTGCCGTACTGCGGGTGGTTGTAGCGAGTGATGTCGTACTCGATCGCCACCCCCTCCTCCAGCTCGGCGAAGGTGCGCAGCGGCTCCTCGATCGTCTCTCCGTTCTCGTCGGTCGCATAGACCTCATAGAGCGTCGAGGAGCCGCCGCTTTTCTGACCGACCTGAGCGATCGGCTTCTGACCCGTAACGATCAGCACCCTTTTTCCTGAATCGGCCATCAACGTTTCCGGATCGAATCGCGAGGGTCCCCGGCCATCCGTTTCGCGATCTCTCTGTGGTTGTCGCAGGCGAAGATGAACTGGCCGGTCCCCCAGGTCGCTCCTCCCCTGCCGCCTTTGATCCTGCGTTGGAACTCGAAGGAGCAGGTGGCAGGGTCGGGGCACCACTCGCAATTCTGGTCGGTGATATCTCCGCCCTCCACTCTGTCTCCCTCGATCCGGGTCTGTCCCTTGAACCGCTCGGGATCGTTAGCCGACCTCGACGGCATAGTCTTCTTTTTTCCGCCCCTTGACCTCCTTCGGGTTCCAGTAACCCGTCGGGACTGCGACCAGCGTCATGGTCTCCTCGGCCGACTCGGCGAGGGCCTTGTACGCCTCCTTGATCGCATCGTCACCATTCCGCGCCTTGACCGGAGCTTTCAGCGGCAGCGCGAGAGCGTCGCCATCGATGCGGATGATTTCGTATTCACGGGACTGGGTTTTCGGGGCTTTTTTGCCGGATTTTTTCGCCGGTTTTTTCGGCTCCTCTACCGGTGGCGTTACCGGTGGCTGTTCGGCCGTTTTTTCGGCGGGCGGCTCCTCGTCGGGCTCGGCCGTCTTCTCGGCGTCCTCCTCCGCCAGGGGCTCGGCGAGATCCGGCTCCTCCGGTTCCTCCAAGACCTCTCCTGGTCCGGGCTCGCCGATCTCCGCGCCCTCGCCACCCAAGCGCTCCTCCTCCGGGGCGGCGCTCACGTCTTCGATCGGCTCGGCCGGGATTCCGGCTAGTGGGTCCTCGGCCCCAGTGGCCGCAGCCTCTCCGCCACCGAGATCGAGATCGTCGCTTCGTTGCTCATCGTTCATTCAGGTACTCCTTCCGGACAATCACATTCGATCGGTGACCGTCATCGTTTGGGGTTCAAAGTGAAAGGTGGCTATGCCATCGTGGCTATGCCGGTTCTTCCGCCAGATCATCTCGGCGTCGGTTTCGTAAACCTGGCCGCCGTTTTTCGCCTGGTCGGTCGCATACATGAACGGCCGATAGACGAAGCTGACGAAATCTGCGTGCGCCGCCACGAGACCCGAGCCTCGCAGATGCGACAAAGTTGGACGCCGGTCAGCACTTGACTCGATCCCCTTCGTGGTGTGCGCGAGGCAGATCACCGCGACGTTCAAGTCCTTCGCGATGTCCTCCTTCAGGAAGCGCGCCTTTTCCTCGTCTTCCTGGATCGGGTCGCGGACGCGGCGATCGAGATCGAAGTAGCGGAAGTGGTCGATGATGACCAAGCCGACGTTGTGTCTGCGGATCGCCTCCACGATCAGGGCGCGAAGCTGGGAGGCGCGAAGATTGGAGGCGAAGTTGAACCAGAGTGGAATCTCCTTGCGCCTGCCCCACTCGTTGATGATCTTCGCCAGCTCGGTGCGGCTCTGTTTCGCCTCGCGCAGCGTGCCACCATCGATTTTGGTGAGCGCCTGGGCGATCCTGACCTCGGAGTCCAACTCGCCCATCTCCAGCGAGAGGACGAACGCGCCGACGCGGCGGTCCGGCGGGTTTTTCGCGAACTGCCGCTCGGCGAACCTGCGACCTGCGTCCCAACATACGGCCGACTTCCCGGCGCCGGGCTCGCCGCCGCAAATCCACAGCTCGGTGGGGCGGAGGCCGCGCAGGAAGTTGTCCATGAAGTCCACCCCGAAGTAGGCCCCCAGCTCGATGCCCTGTTTGCGGGCCATCATTTCCCGTTCGGCCTCGCGGATGTAGCGGCGGCCAATGTCCCCGAAGGAAAGAATCTCGCTGGTGAGGAGAGTGTTGGTGGCGATCCGCATCGCCTCCTGGGAGGCTGACGCGCCGATCTCCTGCGGGGTGTCCTCGTCGGCGGCGACGGCCGTCTCGATCGATGCGGCGACCTGAAGGAGAGCGCGCCGGTCTGAATCTTCCTTGATGATCTTCGCGTGGTCGGAGACCTTGCCACTGAACTTCGTCCCGATCGCCATGTCGCGCACGCGGATGATCGCGGCGTCCTCGTCGCAGTTCCAGAGCTTCGTCAGCCGCTTGCCGCACGCCTCCCCGATAACGATCGGATCGACAGGCTCGTCGGCGTAGTAGTGCTCGACCAGTTTTTCGAAGATGGCACGGTGGCCGGAGGAGTAGAAGTCGCCCGGTTCGAGAAGGGTCCCGATGACGCCGCCCGCAACTTTCGGGCCGCCCGCCATGATCTGCCCGAGCACAGAGCGCTCGGCCTCGGGGGTATTGGGCGGGGCCTGCATCGTCATCCGGGGTGCGTCCCCTTGTAGGTCCGATAGATCGGTTCCTTCTCCTGGCCCATGAAGTCGGGCTCGGCGTCGCAGCGGACAACGCCACCGAACCGCTCCACGTACTTTTTCCACTCCCACCAAGACCCATCCGCGATCCGCAGGAAGCCCCAGTCGCGCCCGGTCTTCGGCCCCATGAGCACGACAGTCCAAGCGCCCCGATCGCCCGTCTCGGTGATGTGCATGTGCTTGGCGCTGCGGAAGACGAGCCTGCCCCGGCCCAGCCACTCGATATTCAGCATGAACTCCTGGCCGGGGAGATCGATCTTCGCCCATTCCGTGTTCAAGTAGCCGCCCTTGACGATCAGGGAGATGAAGGGCGAGGGGTGATCGTGCGGGTCTCGGTCGCTGACGTTCGGCGGGAAGTGATGGACCAGCAGCTTGCCCAGGCCGAACGGGAACTTGACGATCGTCCACCGCCGCATCAGCGGGCACGCCTCCTGGCCGATGACCTCGGTCACCCAAAATCGTTCCAGCAGAATTCGCAACGCGCGTCGGATCATCGGATTCCCTTCGAGTCGAACTTCTCGGGCTGCGTGTCAGAACGCAGGTAGAGCGGGTGCTTTGGATGACCCGCTTTAGTAGTGCCGAGGCAGAAAAGCTGATCGCCAAATCGTTCGCCGACTTCCTTCGCGCGTGCTGCGGCAAAAGAATGTGCGCCCCAGGCTGCGATGCAGACCTTCGACTCCCGGATCACCTTGTCGAGCCAGCCGTCGTTCACCGCGCCGATCGGCTCGTCCGCCGCCTTCAACGCCTTCGGATCGGTGGCTCGAAGGGCAAAGAGATTTGCCACCGCGATGCGCCCGTAACCCCAGTGCTGAGCGAAGCCGATGCAGCGACGAATGGTGGGATCATCCTCGCGATGATCGGCGGTCGAGGGGTTGAGCATGATGAAGCCGAGTTGATCGCCGCCCAGCGACCACTCCCTGGTCAGCAGGTACCGGTAGACCCCGTCGGAGGAGATCACTGCGTCTCTCTTCATGGCTTCGCCCGCTTCCTCTCTTGTGCTTTGACGATGCAGCTCGGACAGACCCGGTGTTTGGCCTTTCGAGGTCGGAACGTGCGTTTACACCTACGGCAACGACGGGGGCCGAGCCCCGAAACGTCGGCGCCGCCCTGTGAAGTCCGCCATCCTCGCCAACGCATCGGCCCCGACCGCGCCATCAGCCATTTCCTCCACTCGGCCAGATCGGATAGCCGTCTGGTTTGCGCTGCGTGACGATGCCCTGTTCGGCCAGCCATTTCTCGGCGGCTTTTGCATTCCGCTGAGCTTCGGGAGAGCCTTTGAGCCGGTGACCGCGACGCACTTCGTCCTTTTTCTGGCCGACGATCGCCGGGTCCGCGCTGGAGGAGACGGAGCGTCCAGATGCGATCGCTTTCCCTCGGATGTCGAGGAACATGTCGATCTGCTCGCGCGTCGTCTTTTTACCGCGCTTGCCCCGGAGGATGTGGCTGATCGTGTTGTACTTCCTGCCCTGCGGGTTTTCGCCCATGTGGTAGTTGGAGAGACGGCACCCTTCGATCGCGTGGCAGCACTCGTCCTCGCTCGCGACTTTGAGGGCGGCCCGGATGATCTTCCGTTCCTCTTCGCCCGCGATGGTCGCGGTCGGCTCCATGTGCTTAACGAACGCGGCCCAGATGCGATCGACCTGCTCGCGGACGGCCTGGTTGCCGCGAGACGCAGGGAGGGGCGGGGAGTCGAAGGGCTCGTTCCCCCTGGAACCCCCTTCGGTGGGAGAGGTAACATCCCCCCCCTTTCCCCCCGAGGCGGCGGCGAGGTTATCAGACGCCTGGAATCGCGTGAAGCCTTTTTCGGGCGACCAGGTGTAACACTCGATGCCAAGCGTCTCTAGGACGCCCATGACGAACTCCTTGTCCGTCCGCAAATTGCGGCCAGCCGAAGCAAGGACCTCGACCGCGATCATTTTGTCCGCACGTTGGGCAAAAAAGGTAGGCCACCCTCGACTGGTGAGGGACCAGCCTTTTGCGAGCGCGAGGTCGAAGAATTGTGCCTGCGCAGGATTTTTAGGTCGCCGAGTTTTCGCCACGATTTGTTGCACCTTCCTACAGAGCTGTGCTACTTTCGCTACCTGTCTCGGTTTCTCCCAGTGAAGCGTTCGTCATGTCGCCAGTGCCGCGCTTCCAAAGAGGGACCAATGCGATTGACAGACGGCTAGACAGGGCCTCCGCTACCAGCCAAAGGAAGAGGGGGTCTCCTAGCCGTTCGTTCGTCTCAACTGCGTGCCTGTCTCCTCCTTCCGCGCGAGCGCCTTGACCTGGCCGAGGCGAGGATCGTCATCGAAGAGTTCATCGAGACGTTTCTTCGTGATGCCGACGAGCAGGTAGAACTCCTCTCCCAGCAGCTCGTGCATCTGGCGCATCGCCTCCGGCGTGAATACGTCGGAATTGCGCGAGGAGAGCTTGAAGCCCATTCGCTCGCGCTCTGAAGTCGGGAGCTTCTTGATGATGCCCCGCACCCGGTCTCGGAACTCTTCGAGCGCCTTTTCGGCGTCCTCGACGGAGGACAGTTTCTCGACATAGGTTTCGAACGGGGTGGCATCGAGGCCGACCTTAGCGGCGTCCTCCTTGCTCGGGGTGAGCACGGCGATCTCCGACCGTGCAAAGTCCGACAGATCGTCAACGACAGAGCACGAGCCCAGGATCGGGCAGTAGGGGCACCACTGGTTGAAGCGCGGCTTGAGCAGCCCGTCGGCCTGAAACGATTCGTCGGCGAGGATGGCGCGGACCTGTTCGCGCAGCCACTCTGCGACGGCTTCCCGCTGTTCCTCGGACTTGCGCGTCGTGATCGCGCCGAAGCGGAGCTGGTCGTAATGCTGGATCAGCGTCGCGCACTCCGGGAAGAAGCTGTGGATGCCCCAGTTATAGGCCCACATCTGGGTGTCTTTGTGGACTTCGGCCTCGCTCTTGCGGTGCTTGGAGGACTTGTAATCGACGTGCAGGAAGACCGACGCGTTGTCGATGCGCTGGTAAAGGCGGTCCAGCTTGAAGCGGAAGTAAATCGTCCTGCCTTCATGTTGGAGCAGGGGGACGCGGAATTCCTGCTCGACGGCGAGCGTGCGGACGCCGATGAAGTCGCGTTCGCGATAGGTCTGGATGTCCTTCTTCAACTGCTCCAGGTCGTCGGGCTCCAGCGCCCAGGCCCACTTGTCGAAGGCGGCCTGAACGGCAAGTTCGTCGCTGAGCCCGTTTTCCTCGATCGCCTGGAACACGTCGTGGATGCAGGAGCCATAAGCGTGCTCGATCGCAGCCTCAGGCGGCTCGCCCTCCTCGGTGTGTCGTTTCATGCTGAAGCTCATGCGGCGCCCGCAATCTCTCCATGCGTTGATGTCAGAGATGCCTATGGAGTCGTTCGGAAGCTGCATTTCATCCGTCCCCTTTGCTACCTTCTGACGTGCGTTCGGAATTCTCCCCAGAACCTTTGGACGCGGAGAAGTCATCGAAAGGGCCGCCTACCAGCCAGGGCGGCCCTTTCATTTGGTGACCTCTAGCCGCACGATGGTCTTCGGGGGCTTCCCTTTCGCGATCTTCTCGAAGGTGACGGCGCCGAATTCGTAGTGCTCGGGATCGTCGTCATCGAGCCAGCCGAGCTGCAAGGCGTCGCCGCAGCACTTCTCCAGGATCGTCCGGTAGTTGCCGACATCGCGTTTGCGGTTCGTGGTGAAGAAGAGCGTCGCCGAGGCGCTGACGAAGGAGAGCTTGCCCTTCGGGACCTTGGCCTCCAGCAGGGCGACGGTGAAGTAGCCGTCCCAGAGGCGCTTGGCGCGGCTCCAGTTCCAGCGGTTGCCGGTGTGGCCGACATCGTTGAACGACGGCGGGGTGCCGGGGAGGGTGATCTCGTAGACCGCGTCAGGCATCGGCGGCCTCTTCCTCGGCGGCGCGCTCTAGACGTTCGCGAACGCGACGCTCCAGGCGGTTGGCCAGCGGCGTGCTGGCAAGGGCTCGACCCTTCGCGCGGTGCCGCTGCGCAGCGCTGGCGCCCCTGGGGATGCCGTTGGAGCCGACGCCGGAGGCTTTCTCGGCGGCCTTCTTGCTCGCCGATCGCGCTGCGAGCTTCGGCTTTTGGGCCGGTCGAGGTCGAGGCTTCGGTTTGGGCTTCGGCTCAGGCTTGTCCGCGCCGCACTCGCGGCAGCTCTCCATCCCCGGCCGGTTGAACCGGCGGCAGGAGCGGCACATCCAGGTGCCCGGCTCTCGGCCCCCGCCCCTACTCATCCTGCTTCGGTGGCGCAGCGGCCCCGGCGGCGACGACGGTGGCGGCTTTCCGCGCTTCATCGAGTTCCTTCTCGACCTTGCGGATGATGCCCTTCAGGGCTGCCTCATCCAGCTCGCTGACTTTCGCGAATTTGCGCTCCTGACACCAGGCGAGGAATGCCTTATGCCGGTCGGGGAACTCTTCTTCAAGCTCTTTGATGAGCGCGACGGCGCGCGGACGCAACTCCTCCGGCGTCGCCGACTGGACGGCGCTGGTCGCGACTCCCGGCAGGGCCGCCTGAGGGCTCTCGCCGACGGGAACGGTGCCCTCCAAGCCCTGCGCCTCTTCCATGTCCTCGGCGGTGGCGACGCCAGAGCCCGGCGCGACGAGCATCCCGGCGAACCCGAGCGCGCGGCCGACCGCGCCCGTCTCGGCCTTCATCACGGCGTTCGGGTCGGACCAGCCCTGGCGGGTGAGCAGCGGCACGGCCTTCACGGCGGGAGCACCGTCGATGATGACCTCCCCGATGCGCCGGGTTTCATAGAGCCCGTTCCGGGTATCGATCGCGACGCGCTCCTCTTTGACGGTCCCCTTCTTGTAGACGGTGACCTTCATCGAGCAGCAGACGTAGGTGATCTCTTCGCCGTTCTTCTGTTTGACCATCATGCGGAAGAAGCCGGGGGGCAGGGAAGGGTTGGGCTCCTCGGGCACGACCGGCTCGATGAAGCCGACCCACTCCTCGCGGTTCTGGCCCATCAGGTCGTGGAAATATTTGACGCGCGTCTCGACCTTGACATAAGGCACGAAGATCGAGTGCTCCATCTCCTGGAGGATCGGCGATCCGTTCTCGCGGAAGCCGATCGCTTCCTTCACCTTTTCGGTGCTGGAGATCAGCGTCAGGCCAGAGACGTAGTTGACGATGTCCAGGCCCTCGGCGACCTGCACGTTCTTCTCGAACCAGGCGGCGACATCCTCGCCACTCGGTCGTTCGTTCACCCAGCGACCGCCCTCCTGGCCCTGCCGCTTCGTCCCCTGTGCCGTCTGCTCCGCCATTTTCTCGGTCCTTCCGATGTGTGTTCGATCATCAGACAGACTAGGTCCGGTGCCGGACGGTAGAGTGGCCGCCGGACTAGTCCAATCACCGAGTAAAGGAGATACAGATGGAGATCAAGGTCACGCGGATCGAGGATGGCCCAGCCAGGGTCGAGGTCCACAACCCGGCGACCGGCGAGACGATCAGCTCGACGGATGTGAACGTCGGCGAAGAGGTCGTCCTCACCGCGAGCACCGCCCATGAGCCGGGCGACATCCTGGTCGGCGCGGTCGTCCCGACGGCGGCCGATGCGGCCGAGGGCGAGCAGGGCGACAAGGCCGAGACCGGCCAGGGCGAGGAGCCCGGCGAGGCCCAGCCCGGCGAGGAGCCCGGCAGCACCGAGTAGCGCCTGTCGCACCAGCAGCGCCCGAGGGGGGGTGGCTTCGGCCGCTCCCCCTCTTTTTTGTTCAGCGGCCGACGACTGGACGGCGGCTCGGGTGGGAGCCGACTCGAAAACTCCCCGGAACGACGATCCCCGGAGGCACGTCGATCTCCTGGCCTCTTTCTCCAGTGCCGCCATTGCAAGCGAGCTGGGTAATCACGAGTGTTGGGTTCCATCGATAGAGGTAGAACTCGCGAAGCCGTTCGTGTTCTGCGACGGTTTCGGGGAACTGTTCCGTTAGCGTCACGCTGGTCTGTGCGATCAGGGTCACGAAGCGATAGGTCACGCCTTTGCATTTGCGGGTTTTCGAGAAGTTCGCGGCGTTGACGGTGACCGAGCCTTTGAACGTGACCGGTGGAGCGCCACCGCCTTTTGCTGCGTCATACAGGCCATATTCCCCGACTGGTTCCCCTCCGAAGGCTTCAACGATTTCTGGCGACATCACGGTCTTGTCCCATGCCGGATTCACCAGAACTTCTTCCACGCCACCGGGCGCTTTTTTCTTGATGAGCAACCAGCTAATGACGGAATCGTGGTATTGGCTGAGGAATGATTTCGGCGCGAAATACGGCGGCGTAAACAAGTCTGCGGTGACCGTAAACTCGTAGCTGAGAACAGTGCCGTCTTTCAACCACCCCTCGAAGAGTGAGGCGTCGAACGCAAAGCTGTCATGCGCTTCGGGCACATCGCCTGCGATATTGGCGAACGACGTGGACCAGATGCCATGACGACCCAATGACCCCGCCAAGTAGTTCAGGACGCCTTTGGCAGGCGGAGCGAAGGGCTCGCCCTGGGCGAAGATGTCGAGGCTGGAAAGGCCGGGAACCTCTTCTTCGCCTTCTCCGAGTTCTTCGCTGACTTCGACTTCAGGGATCGCCGCCCGGAAGAGGCGCCTGAACTCGGGGAAGGCGCTATAGGGAATTCGTTTCTGGGTGCGATTCGGAAAGACCCGATGACGACGCGGTAGGAATGCCTCCTTGAACGTCTCTGCAATGCCCTCGATGATCCTGTCCTCCCAGGGCTGACTATCGGGACTGAGTTCTGAGATGTCATCGCTTTTCGCGCCGAATAGTGCCGCGATCGCAATCCGCGCTTCCTGCGGCAGCGCCGCGAAGAGCGAGTGACCAAGCTCGTGAGCCGCAGTCTCGTTGTAGTGAATGTCGGCGTTGTATTTGAGCCCCATCGAGGCAGCAAGTGCTTCAAGCGTTTTCCGCTGGCCGTCATAGCCAGGAGCGTCGTTTCTGACCTTCGTCGTTGACGACGTTGAATCGTATTCCCAGGTGGTCGCTGCGAGATCAGTATGACCGTGGCCAGTGACTTCGCTCGGCTCCACGAAGCTGACTTCAATGCTGAGCGGCATCGAATCCATCGGGAGCGAAAGTAGATGCTGAATGGCCTGTCGCCACTGGGTCTGTTGGCGACTGGTCCCATTAGCGAACGTCAGTTTCATTTCGAGAGCAGTTCGCCTTTGACCAGAATCCAGCGTTTCACTTCTTTAACCACTCCACCGATCAGCACCTTGACGAATTTCCCGCTCAGATAGGGAATTGGCGGTGCTTCTTCAAGGACAGACGTTTCTTTGCGTTCGGTCTGGTTCGCCGTGCCAACGAGGTCCAGCAGTTCTTCAGCGACACTCGCCTGCTTGAACTCCCACAATGCAATCGGAGCAGGGGACATCGTAAGCCATGCTCCAATGCTTCCAGCGCTTACCAGTTCTTCGATCTGTTTATCAGTGAGATTTTGGGCGAATACAGCGATCGCAGCGATGGCGCCTTTATATGGTCCGATCGCGTTGAGTTTGCCGCCGAGCCGGTATTTCGACCAATTAGCTTTACTGCCTTCCCCTTTGTTTTCGTTCTGGTCCCTATGCGTGAAGACTTTCGTTAGAAAGTTGTATAGATGCTGGCGTGGTTTAACAGTCCCCGCTCCCTTGCCAACTGCGACAAGACTCCAGCTCCCCGATGGCGGCAGGATTTCTTCAGTAGCAAACCCTCCCCAACCCAGCAGAGTGCCACCATTGATCGCCATTGTTGGCCCGGCTAGCTCTTCATCGAGCGCATTCAGCGTTCTGATGATGTTGCCGTTTCCTTCGTACTTAATGATCGCAACAAGAGTGTGGGCGCCTTCGACAAGGCTTCCGATGCTGGTGAGAATTTGTGACGCTGGAGTATTGGTGAACTGCCGAGTAAATTCGGCCATGCGTTATGGCCCTTCTTCGATCCAGATGTCGAATTCAGCCATGTTCGTCGGTTTTTCTTTGCAGTACCAGGTGTACTGCTTGAACGCTTTCGGTCGTGCCCGCCCCTTTTCAGACGTTTTGCAGATCAGCACGCCCATCCCCTCATTGGAGAGAGTGACGGCCTGACCCTCCAAGACGACCTTGGCGTTTTTACCGGATGGTTCGGTCTCTTTGACGTTCACTCCGGCCGAACCGATGAGTTCAAGTTTCTCGATCGCGGCCACGGATGCCCCGGCCGCAGCGGAGCCGCTGCCGAAGATCGTGATGGGGGAGAGACCACTGGCCATGATGGTTATCCGCGCCTCTCCCGGAGTTGGTTTCGCGAGAGTCACCTGAATGTTGCCCGAGCCGACAAAGGTCAGCTTCTCGACTTCATTGACGGAGCCGGGATTCCCACTCGCAGCACTCGCGATCAACACCGGAGGCGATTCCATCACAAGCCGCGTCCATTCGGATGGCCCGGCCGCCGATGCAAGTGGTGAGAGGACACCGAACAGCTCGCCCGTGTCAGTGGTGAGCTTCACGTCTCCCAGGCTGCCGGACCCCAGCAACCCAGAGCCAGCTACCGGTCGCCTCCAGTGGAAGTCCAGCAGCTCGTCTTCGGGATCGATTTTGTCAGCGCCACCATAGGAGCGGTTCACATCCGGGGGCTGGCTGTCGAGGAATTCGAGCGACTGGAATACCGGGGCGGCCCCGGCGCTCGCGATCGGGTATTGCGCCAGTAGGGATGATTCGGCAAAGCTGCCGGTGGTCGTCGCATAGACGTTTATGAAGGTCGCATCGCTGGTGAGCCCGCTGGGGATCGTCACCTGAAGCGTGTTGATCTTGTTCGTGGTGTTCACGTTGTCGGTCGGTGGATGCGTGTCGCAGTCCGGAGAGACCGAGCCGTCGTCGGTGAACGTGTCTTCGCTTCCATCTCCCGTCGCCAGCAGCACGAACTCCCCGCCGCCTCGCGCCCGGAAGAGGCGCCAGCCAGTTGCCCCGGCTTCTTCGAGCCCGGTGGTCAGTCCAGAGAGTTCCATCTGCGCGTTGGCGAAGCCAGGGTCTCTGGTGATAAGGGTCGTCGGCCCCAGCGGCGTCTCCCCGCCCTCGCCATCGACGTAGGTGATGCCGTAGGTGTAGCTGTCGATGAGAAGGCTGCCTTCGGTGTAGTTGGGGACGGCCACTGGGGCATTCAACGGCACGTCGAGCGGCACGGGAGTCGAGGCGACGGCCAGTGGCGAGATCAGCGTCTCCCCGCCAGCGGCATCCTCCAGCGTGTAGCCCACCGTGATCGAGACGCCCGAGTCGATCGTGCCGCCGGAGGCGATGATCGCGGCGCTGGGCGCTTTGGTCGGGTCCACAAGCCCGGCTAGGCCGGTGTGCCGGTGCGTCTTGATGCCGATTTTCAGGCCGCGATCGATCTCGTCCCGATCGCGGGTGGTGAACGCTGCCCCGTCGGCGAAGATCGAGTCTTCTGGACCCAGGACCGTCAGGCCCGAGAACGTCGTCTTTCTCATCGTCTACTCCTCATTCCCCGATGTCCTCGGGAGTGTTCGCCGGGGCCTGTCCGTAGCCCTGGAAGGTCAAGTTGACTCGGCCGCGTACTTTGACGGCCTGGTCGGTCGAGAGAATCCCGACGGCAACAATCACGCCGACGGTTTCGCCCCGTTCGTTGATGCGGTACCTCATCACCGCCGCCAAAACCCCGACGGGCGTCGGAGTATCGAGCACTACCCCATAAGTGAAGTGCGGCCGGTCGAACGGGGAGTCGCGTTGGCCAGTGGCGTCCACGAAGAACTGGTCGAACATGAGTTCCGCTTCCTGCCACTGAGCGAACTCCTGGGCGACGCCGCTGAAGTCGAGCCAGAACTGCTGTTCGACCTCGCGGAGCCCGTCCTTCTGACGCAGCTCCTCGAAATCCTGGAAATCGTTGATGACGCCGATCGTTAATCCCTGAAGGGCCTTGCCAAGTCGGTCTGCGTCTGACTGCCGCGCCATCAGGGGAAGAAGTGGGGTTCGGTCCAGGGGCCGCGCGCGATCGGCGCGGGATTGAAGCCGCGATCGTTGAGGACGCGACGCAGCTCCTCGCGGGTATCGCGCACATGGTCGATGTCGATCATCGACCCGCTCAGCGTCATCGAGAACTGGCGATCTTCGCCCGAGCGGAATTCCCACTGGCGGCTCGCGATCCAGATACGGGTACTGGTCCCGCTGCCCACGTCGTACACGCCGATCTGGTGATCCAGGGCAATGGGCGGGAAGAACGGCACCTGAATCTGAGCCTTCGCTGACTCCAGCGCCTCGCGGAAGGCGATGTAGAGGCAGGCGACCTTTGCCTCGTAGTTGGAGACGATCGAGTCGTCGTAGTGGACCGCGTGCTTGCGAAGTCCTGCCGCGCGTGAGGAGTTTTCTCGCGCCCAGACCGGCCGGTAGTTGTAAAAGTAGCGCTCCATCCCGGCCGCCCCCGATTTGACGGTGACGCTGGGACCGACGCTCGGGCTCTTTTCGTTTTTGAGACGGCCCCTTGCCCTGATCGATTGCGCCAGAGGCTCACCCGAGAACTGCGGCTGGATGCCGGTGAGCAGATCGGTGTCACGGACGAGATAGCGCTTGTCGAGCGGCCGCTCCTTCATCGCATTGTTCTGGCGGAAGATCGCGATGCCGAGGGAGAGGTTCGCTTCGTTCCCGACTGCGAGGTCGTCCATGTCGAACGATTCCGGCGGCTTTACGTAGAAGATGTGGGAAGTCAGTTTGGCGACGTGTTCGATGATGTCCACCAGGAAGGTCTGGCGATCGAAGGAGATGGGCCTCTTCAACCGTGCGCCAACGGACTCGATCTCCCAGTCTTTAATCCCGACCCACTGGAGCACCGTTTTGACGATGTCGCTCACATCATCTACCAGAATCCAGTGGCTTTTCACCGCATCCTCTTTCCGGTTGCGGTCGAGCACTTCGAGAGTCTTGACCCCGGCCTGGTAGAGCCAGCTCTTCTGAGCCGGGATTTTCTTCAGGTTCCTGAACCAGATGCGAACACGGGAGTCATCACCGATGACGTAGCCACCGCCGCCGTCACGGATCGCATAGCGGACCGTTTTCTCCTTGATCGTCGGGATTTTCCTGGTGTAGGGAATCGTCGTTCCGGGCACCTGGCCAAGTCCCTCGTTAATCCAGCCCCCTCCTAGGCTCTCGCCACTGGTGCGCCGTGCCGGGCCGCCGTTCTGGACGTTGGTGTTGGTGGCGTAGACCGAGATATACATCTCCAGGCCGCCGAAGGCGGGGAGAAGCTGAAGGTCCTCTATCCGGCTCGGCGGGACATGAACTTCGATCCACTCCAACTCATCGGGGCCGTCGTGGCCCGCAGAGAGCCAGGTGGTGGTGTCATCCTGGTCGAGGACGAAGCGAGGGATGTGCGAGCCGTCGCTTGACTTTGCCTCGGCCCCCCTGCCGACATCAGTCACTTCGTCGGCCACCTGGCGATCGCAGAAGGTGATTGGGTCTTTGACGAACAGGTGCTTGGCATCCATGAAGGTGTGCTGGTCGCTCACGAACTTGCCCATGTTGCGTGCCGTCACGGTGATGCGGTCTGGCTGGGAGGTCAGGTCGGCGTCATCGAGCAGGCCGAGGAAGACAGGGAAGTACGCCTCTCCGTAGCCGCCCATCACCATGATCTGGGCGGCCTGGTCCTTCCAGACGTTGTGCCAGGCATTCTGGAGCCCCGTGGTCAGATTGTTGAAGCCGGAGTCCCCGCGCAGCGGCGCCATGAAGCCTCGCTCGATCGAGTGAAAGACGCCCGCGAGTCCGGACTGTTCCTCCATCACAACGTTGTCGATCTCGACCGAAAGCTGCTCGACCCCTTTCTGCTCGAAGTCCTGATCGCCTTTCGCCGAGAGGAGATTGGGTACCTCCATGTAGTCCTCGTCGGGCACCCATTCGCCGTACCAGACCGCGTTCGGCCCGAGCAGGCCGGGGACGAAGGAGAAGACTTCATCGTCGGGAAGGTTTTTGTATCGGCGCTCCATATGGCCCCGGCGGACGAAGGCACGCATGGTCGGCTTCGCCACTCCGACGTGGTCACCTGAGAACCAGCGCTGCTCCTGCTCGGCCAGGCTCGACATCTACACCACCCCGGTCCAGATGCCCGAGCGCACGTTCACGACTTCCATCTCGATTTCATAGGTCCAGTACCAGAGCGGCGCGTTTTTGAAGTCGCGAGGGTTACGGATCGTCCGGTGCCGGATCGGTTTGAAGGAGGTAATCAGGACCTCATATTCGTCCCCGGCGAAGTCCTTGAAGTAGATCGTTTGGGTGGAGCAGAGGTTGTACCAGCCGATCATCTCCGTCACCTGATCCTTGTGGAAGATCGTGCCGGTGTATTTGAAGGTGAGTGGCTGGTCATCGGCCTGCTGGCGCACCAGCCCGCCGCCGGTCTTCGCACCGTGCTGGACCGAACGCGCGACGCCCGTCTCATTCTCCTCGGAGTGATTAACCGGCCAGGGATATTTGTCGGCCGTTTTCGGATCGATGAATTCGTTTGGAGTTCTCATCGCGTTGGGATGTGGCCTGCCGAGCGTCGGGCGCTCTTGTTGCCACGGTTGAGGGCATTGTCCACTTCCCGGAACAGAGCATTCCGCTCGCCACCATTGACGGTGATATGGACCGTGGTGGTGGACTGATCGTTGTACTGCGATCGGTTCGGCCCCGCGCTGCCGCCGATCGCTCGCCGGATGTCGTAGATCGTAGGGAGCTGGATATCCCCAACGGTCAGCTCGAAGTCCCCGGTTTCGGCGTCTTCCGCGCGCAGGTCGTGAAGCTTTCGCCTTAACTCGCGACGCGTGTCACGACTTAGCGTGAGCGTGTGGAGGAGGCGTTCGTAGGCGGCGATCTCCTGCTCGTGGCTGATTTTGCCGATGTCGGCCTGGAACTGGATGTCTTCGATCCGGGTCTGAGCGACTGCATCGCGCTTATCGCGGATCGCCTGCTGTTTCGCGGCCTGTCCTTCGAGTCGTTCGAGTGGACCCTTGGCGTATTTGAGCTGCACTTCGGCCTCGCGCAATTTGATCCGGGCCTGCGCGATTGGATCGTCGGTCTGCGCCGCCTTGAGGGCGAGTCGCGCCAGCGCGATTTCCGCATATGCCTTGTCGAGGTTGTTCTGTGCTTCGATCAGCTCGGCCAGGGCGGAGCGGCGCTCGGCGACGGTGCGGGCGGCGCTCAACTGGGCCTGGGCGCGGGCGATGTCAGCCTGGGCCTGGGCGATCGGGTCACCCTGGGCCTTCGCCTTCGCGAGCTGCTGGGTGGCATCGGCTAGCTCACTCGCTTCCTGGCGGACTGCGTCGGTCAACTCCTGACGCGCGTTAAGAACTGCGAGGAGAGCCTGCCGGACTTCCTGGGGGGTTCCGCTTTTGCTGCGAACCAGGGAAAGAACCCGCTCGGCCGCGCGAAGACCGACCTGAGCCTGACCGACCGGATCAGTGTCGCCGATCCGTGCCGATTTGATTTGGCTGGTTTCCTGGATCGCGCTGACTTCTTCCTGGAGGCGTTCGCGTTCCTGTGCGGCGATGAGAGCCCTGATCTGGCGCAGCTCGTATTTCTGGGTTTTCGAGAGGTTGCCGATCGCTTTGCGCAGGGCAGCCGCTCGTTCCTTGAGCCGGGCGATGACGGGGTCGGGGCCGCGTGAAGGCTCGACCCCGAAGGAGGGGCCTCCCGTGTAGTCGCTCTGTTGGCGGCCTTTGCCTTCGGCGTATGCCTTGCGCAGGTCCTCTTCGGTTTTCTGGAGCTGGTTGGTCAGGTGTTGACGGTTGCTCCCAAAGGAATGTTGGAGCTGTTTGGCCGAACCACGAAGCAAACTGATGTACCGCTGGTAGGCGGCATAGCGCTGGTCCTGGGTCCGGGCCAGGTCGAGGCTGGTCTTCAATTCCTCCTGCCCGTAAGCCTCCAGCGCGTCGGGGAGTTCGGTGAGGGTTTGCGCCCCTTTGGCCTGGACGCTCGCCTTCGGGGACTGAAGATCGCGGATGCCGCGCACCAGGCTCGCCCGCACGAGCGCACCCACGTCTTTGCGAGAGCCGAAGGTCGGGCCACCCTGAACGAGGGAACTGAGGTTTTTGATCTGTTTTTCCAGCAGCTTGTCCGCGAGCGCCTGGAATTGGCTGAAGAAACCCGTGACCTGCGTCGAACTATTTAGAGCTTTCGCGCCAACGAGTTCGAGTTCGCGTTTGACACTTTTCAGTTCCTTCGGGTCGCTGGCGCTATTGGCGTAGCGCAGCTCCTCCTGGACCCGACGGAATTCCTGGTTGAATTTGCCGGTGCCAGCCTGGTAATCGCTGAGCCCCTGAACCTGGTTGCGGAGCTGGTCGGGGAAGAGGTTTTTGCCTGCCCGCCCTTGTCGGTGTGCGATCTTCTGGTTGCGACTTTCGAGCTGCTGTAGATATGCCTCTTCGGCATCGAAATACTCGGGCAGCCCATCCAGGTGAAGCGTTGGGAGCTGCGTCTGAAGCTGTTTCAGGCTGAGCCCGGCCTCCTCTGCGAGCCGTTCGTACTGGTGAAGGAAGCCTTTGTTCTGGGCGCCCGTGGTGACGTGCTCCGTTTCGAAGGAGTTCATCTTGTCGATGACGTTCTGGCCGCCCGCCAGCGCCCGGCCAAGGTCGTCGCCGTACTCGATCGCCAGATAGGAGCCGATCAGCAGCGCCCCGAGCGGACCGCCGATCAGCCCGTAGAAACCACGTCCGAGGGAGGCCATCCGGGCTCCGGCAGTCGCCAACGCCGGTCCAAGCCGGGAGACCCCGAGCACAGCGGAGCTGACCGTTTTGCTGCTCGCGGACAACGCCGTTCCTGCCCGCCCGACGGCATCGCGATAGGAGGCGCCGGGCTGCGCCAGGCTGATCTCCGTCAGCGCAAGATTGCGCCAGGCCCCGCCCGCGCCGCGCAGGCCCGACTGCGCGGCGCGGGCGCTTCGGTCCGCCTCTGCCGCTACCGCCGCGCCCGCCGCCGCCGAGGGACCAGCGCCGGACCGCGAGAGGCCGTAGGAACCGTCGGGGTTCGTGACCACGGCGTAGCCGCGCGCCTCGGCGGCCTGACGCCCGCTGACGGCGGCCCCCTGGTCGAAGCTGGTCGGCACGATGTCGCCGTAGCGCGCCGCAAGGACCCGCGCCTCGGCGTCGTTGCGGGCGGCGACCAGCGCGGCCTTCTTGTCTTCGACGGCGATCTGGGTGAGCAGCAGCTCTTCCTCGGCCAGCTCGGCGGCGAGCTTGCGCTCCATCGCCGCGTTGCGCTGCGTTTCGGCCCTGACGATGTTGCGTTCCTGGGCGAGGACCGCCTCGGCCGTCGCGCCCTGGGACACCTTGAGCGCTGCCAGCTTCTCCTCTTCCTGCAAGACCCGAGCGTTGGCGACGCGAACGCCGGTCGTGGCCCGGCTCGCCTGGGTGGCGGAGCGGTCGCGCTCCTGGGTCAGGAAGCCGACCTGGCCGGTGTAGCTCTCATCGAGCAGCCGCTTGTCGCGGTTCGGGCCAGAGAGGACCCGGCGGCCAAGCGAACCGGCGGCGAAGGAGTCGCCGAGGTTGAACTTCCGCAGCACCGCGACGACGCCGTACAGCTCCAGCATGATCGCGAGGGTGTGGGTGAGCGGAGCCGGAAGCTTGTTGAAGAGTTCGAGCAGGTCGTTGACACCGCTGAGGAGCTGGTTGAGGACGATGACGCTCTCCCCGAAGATGTCGAGGAAGCCAGCCTGGGCGAGCCCCGACCCGATGATTTCGATCTGGGTGATGACCCGTGACAGCTCCTCGCTCATCGAGGCGAGCAGGGTGTTCAGCTCTCGCTGGCCCGAGTTGCGGGTTTTCTCTTTGCTCGTTCCAGCGAAGACTTTTTTGTAGAGGTCGTACTGTTGGAGGAGTGGGGTACCGATCCGGGCTCCGTACTGCGGGCCGAAGATGGCCGAGGCCAGCTCGCCGATCTGGTGGCCGCTCAACCCCTGCGCGACTTTGAACGCTTCGTTGATGATCTGGTTCAGGTCGCCGCCAGCATCGATTCCGTATTTTTTGAGGACGGCCTGGTTGTTGGCCTGTTTGAGGAAGTTCGGCGCGCGCTGGATCGCGGTACCGACGACCTGACCCGTCTGGCCGGTCGCCTTCTGCGCGGTGGTGATGAGGGCCAGCAGCTCGTGGTATTTCTCCAGCGGGCTGCCCTTCGTCGTCGCGGCGTTGAAGGCACCGGACGCCTTGGCGAGCCCGGCCTCGACATCGTTGATCGAGATGCCGAACTTGTTCTGCGCGCCGTTGAGCTGGTCGAAGACGGTGACCATCTGGCTCGCCGGAAGGTGGAAGCCGTTGATGATCGCGATCAGGTAACGCGACGCCGTGGCGGTGTCCAGCTCGCCGACTTTGACGGAGTACAGGACGGCTTTGGAAGCCTCCAGCGCTTCGTTCTGATCGTGGAAGATTTTGCCCATTTCGTAGGCAGCGCTCGCCACATCGCCGATCGGCAGGTTGAACTGCTGGCTGTACTGGCGGAACCCGGCCTGGGCGGTGCCAGGGTCCACGTTGTTGATGACACGCTGGAGCTGGTTGACGCCGCTCGCAGATTCGATCGCGCCGTGGCCGATTGCCTGAACCGCGCCGAGGGCGGTGTAGAGGAGGGAGCCTGCCGCGAGCCAGCCGCCGAACTTCCCGATCGTCGCCGTCGTCTGGCGGCCAAGCTCCTGGATGGTGGTCGAGCCGCGCGCCGTGGCCGCAATCCACTCGGTGCTGAGCGCGCCGTAGCGAGAGAACTGCGTGTTGGCCTGTTGCTGGATGAACAGGTTCTCGCCGAGGCTGCGGCCGAAGCGGACATTCGAGTCGGCGGCGGCGCGCTGGGAGCGCTGGTATTGGTCGTAGCCGCGCGAGGCGCTGGCGGCCTGTTTCGCCTCTTCCTCCAGGTAGCGGCTGCCGCCGACCGTCTCGCCCGGCGAAGGCAGGCCGAGCGGAGGCCGAGCGCCGGGGCCGAGCTGTAGCGGCGGCGGCGGCCCGGGCGGGAGCTGGCGCTGGCCAGGGTACTCGTAGTAGCCACCGGGCGGGCCGGGTGGGAGACGGCGATTGGGCGGGACGCTGCCGGGACCGGCGAGCGTCGCCTCGGTGAAGGCGGCGGGGCCGACGGCGCGGATGCGGCGGATCATCCGCTCCTGTGCCGAGAGGGCCTGGGTCTCCCGCTGGATCAGCCTCTCGCGTTCGCGGCTCTGGTTGGTGATCGCTTTCTCGTCATCGAGACGGCGGCTGACGCGATCGGAGGTTCCAGCCTCACCGGAACCCGGCTCGCCGCCGCGCCCCGACCGGCGGGCAAGCTGGCGCTCGCGGGCGGCCTGGCGCTCGAATTCCTCGGCCCGTTTAAGGGCCTGCTCCATGCGGCTGACTAGCCGCGCAGCTTCGCGCTCGCCTTTCGCGAAATCGCTGTCGAATCCGTCGGCCATCTACTCCGCCATCAGCATCTTGGCCGCCGGGTTCTCCACCGGGTCCTCGATGGCCTGAGACTGACCTTTCTCGTCGTACTTGTATTTTTCTTCCTGCCGCTTTTCGACGGCATCGAAGTGAGCGCGTAGTTTTTCGTCATTGAGCCATATCCCGCGCCGGGGCCGATCTTCCTTCGGCAGTTCCTCGAAGCGAAGGAACTGGAGCCCCATGACGATGGCGTCGTGCAGGTGGTATGGGAGATCACCGAGCGACGTGATACCTCTCGGGAAGAGGCTTGACACGTCGCCGAGGTCACGAGCGATGCGGACAGTGTCAAGCCACTCATCGCTCGTGACTAGTTTCCCTCCGCCCTCACGGCTGCCCGGTTGGCGAATTCACCCTCCAGCTCGGTGAACATCGCCTCCAGCGCCACGACGACCTCGGGGGCTTCCTGTTTCATCTGCTCGACGGAGCCGAAGCACTTCTCGTTCGGCACGCCCTTGTCTTTCGGGCGCGGCCGAAGGGTGCAGGCCGCCCACTCCTCGGCCGAGTAGATAAGCATGTACTCCTGGTCGGCTTCGGTCTTGATCCGTTCGTCACGGATCAAGTCGATCAGGTCGTCCTCGCTGCGGGCCTCCAGGCTTTCGCGCTGGGGACGCTGGTGCTCCTCGCGGACGCGATCGACTTCCTCGTTCCATTTGTCGAGATGACGGACCAGCTCGTCGTACTCGTCTTTGGGCCGCTCCTCCTCCGACATTTCGGTCAGCTCTTTGAAGCGGAGCTGATCCTGTTCGATCGTGGCGAAGGGGCTCTCGTCCTGATCGTCCTCGGGCTCGGCCAGCTCTTTCATCGCCGCCAGGTGGTCGCGCCAATAGGTCCGAGACAGGACCTCTTCGACCAACGCCTCCTTGCCTGCATCGCGGATCGATTCGAGGTCGCCCTCCAGGATCGCGTGCTGGTCGGCCTCGGGGTCCTTCAGCCGCCGGATCGCCCGAGCTTTCGCGGCCTGCGACTTGGTGCGGATGGCCGCCATCTGGAATTTGTTCGGGAGGCGGCACCAGGCGTGGAAGTGCAGCGGGTCGCCGCAGGTGCCGTCCTCGCCGTCCTCGCAATCCGCCGCGCCGGGGCCGACGTGGACGTAGCCGCTGTAGCGGAACATCCGCTCGGCGGCACGGCCGTCTACCTGGGAAGTCGGGACCTGCGTCGTGTTTTCCTCCGAGGCCGGAGGAGTCGCATCTACATCGCTCTCCGGCGTCGGCGCGGCATCGCCTTGCGGCTGCTCCTGCGTCGCGCTCTCGTCGGGCTGTTTTGCTGCTGCCGGTGCGTCGCTCATTCCATCTCCTGTCTACTTCGCCTTTGCCTGTTCCGCTCCACTGGAGCACCGAGTCCGATCGGGCGCGAGGCGAGAGCCCCGCTATGTCTGCTGCGAGTTGGTCCTAGGCGGGCTCGCCCTTGACCTCTACGAAGTTTCCGCTGATCGACTCCCAGCCCATCGCGAAGTCCGTCGGCTGGTTGACCCGAGCCGGGGTCCCCGGGGGCTGGAACTTGGCGTCTTCGACCAGGATCGTCTTGATGATTTCGCCGGGGTTCTTCGGGTTCTCGATCTTCACGGCTAGCTTCACCGTGTTGTTGTTGAACCAGCCGTAGATCTCCGATTCGGAGACGCCGGTCACTTTGGTCAGCAGTTTGAAGAAGGCGTCCGAGTCCTTCGAGCGGACCGTGAACGTGCCTTTCGCATCCGTGCCGCTGACCGAACGGCCGGTGATGTCGGTGTTGCCGAGTTCGCGCTCGACTTCGCCTTCGACGCTGGCTTCCAGCTCGAAGGTCTGGCCGCCCGTGATCCGCTCGTCATCGATTTCGATCTTGATGTTCCGGCCTCGGACTGCGCCCGGCTTGGTGACCGTCGAGGGGTGGACCGGCTGCGGGAAGGCCCGCGCGGCATCCGTGAAGTAGCAGAACTTGACGACCGCGCCGCTCTCCGGCGCTTCGGTGAATTTGATGATGGCCGGGGCGCCTTCGCCGCCGGTAACTTCGAAGTCTTCGTCGGCGACCTGAAGCTCGCCATCCACGATCACACCGAAGACGCTCTGGAAGGTCGTGCCCTCCACGCCGCCCTCGCGGTATTTGATCGCGTTGTCGTCGGTTTCGAAGTCGGTGGTGCTGCCGTTGCCGGTGGCGTACTCCTCGACCGGCGCGAACTTGCCGTAGAAGAACGCGCCGCCCGACAGCTCGACGGTGTACTGCGCGTTGTCGGTGACCCCGTAGCGCTGGGTCATGCGGGTCGGGTAGTAGGAGGGGATCAGGTGCCCGGCCTCCACGACCCCGGCGGACCCCGACTTCGGATCGGTCCAGGGCGAGGCGATGTTGACGAAGATGCAGTCGAGCCAGGAGTACTGCGTGCCGTCCGGGTCGGCGGCACCGGGGGCGGCGGCAGAGGCGCTGAGCGAGGCGGCGACTTTGCCAGTCAGCCAGGCCATCGTGTCAACGCCGACATCGAAGGATTCGAGGGTGAACGTGAAGTCGGGCTCGCCGGGAACCTTGTCCACGATCTCGCGGTTGCCGGTCTCGCGGATGATCTCGATCGGCAGACGCACGTCTCCCAGACCGGCGGACTGGATGCGATCGACAACGCTGTTGCCGCCAACGTGGATGATGGAACCGGCGTGAACGCTCATCTATCTCTCCTCGATCCGGGGCGGGGACTCGTCGGGGTAGATTGAGTCGCGCACCGCGACTGCGGCCCCGTTGATCTCCGTGTCTGGTTTCAGCTTCATGATGTCGATGGCGTCCGCTGCTAGTGCCCCAAATTTCCTTCTGACGAAGACCTTGAATTCATCGGCTACGTCCTGCGGAATTCGGGGCTCTATCTTCTCCTCGAACTCCCGCAGGGTTTGGCCCATGTAACGGCCTCTCCTGGTGCGGACAAAATCGAATTGATCCATGCCTGTCTTACTTCGCCGTGCCTGTGGCCCTAATATACGACCGGCGTCGGAAGTTCTAACGGCGCCGCGAGCCGGTAATCGCCGCGATCTGCCGCATCCGATCGACGGCCACCGTCTCGGTCGCCTCAAAGCGACGCCGCCGGTAGAGGTAGGCGTCCCAAGCGCCCTGCCGGAGGAAGGCACGCTCGGGGATCGGCCGGGTGATCCGCATCGGGTAGGCACCCTCGGTGCTGCTGCGCGTTTCGAAGACGGGGTGGACCCGGCTCTGGCCGCCGTCGGGGGCGACGCCGCCGGGCTGGAAGACGCCGAGGATGACCCGGCCGACGTTGTGCGTCGAGCCAAACTCCTGCGCGCGCCAGTAGTAGGGCGTCTTCGAGTTCACCGATGGCCGCAGGGTGGCCTTGATCAGCCGGTCGATCTCGGCGATGCCGACCGCGCCGCCGCCGGGGAGCACCGATGGCACTGGCCGCGACTCGATGCCACCGATCAGGGAGGACTGGCTGTTCTTGACGCCGAGCGTCGGGGGTCTCACCCGCGTCGCTTCGATCCGAGCCCGGATGAGCCGATCGGCCTCCAGCGCCGTGGCGCGCGCGTCGAGGTCCACGCGGTTTTTGGTCGCGAGGATGAGCGCGTCGATCTGCTGGGCCTGTGCTTTCCCGCTGAGGTCGGGCCGGACCCGCGCTAGCTCACTCGCCCGCAACAGCAGCTCGTACATCCGGATCAGGTGAGGCGGGACACCGAGGACCTTGAAGTAGGCGCGGCCGTCGGGGGCGACCTCTTCATAGGGAGGCGGGATCAACGGCACTCGCCCAGGATAACGACGGCCTCACCCTCCACTTCCGCCCCGACCGGCCCGCTACCCACACCGCCGGTCCCCCGTCTCTAAGTTTCCAGTCGGGAAACTTACCGCCCCAGGAAGCCCTCGATGTCCGCCATCTTCGGAAGGGCCGCCCTGATTTTCTCGTCAGGCCACTCCCACCAGGCGATCGCGAGCAGGCGCTCGATCTGGTCCTGGCTGAATCGAAGCTTCTTCACGACGCCGGGGTTGCCAGCAACCATCGCGTAGGGCGGCACGTCCTTGACGACGACGGCCGAGGCGGCGAGCACCGCGCCGTCGCCGACCCGCACTCCCTCCATGATGGTGACGCCCTGGCCGATCCACACGTCGTTGCCGATCACGACCTCGCCGTCGTGGCGCGAGGGCGGGTACTCGCCCCAGCCGTGTTCGCGGAACGGGAAGTGAGAGACGCAGGGGAAGGCGACGCCGGGGTGCTGGCCCGAGACGATCGTGAGGCCCGAAGCGATCGAGCAGAACGACCCGATCTCCAGGTCGATGAAGCAGTTCAGGTCGGCGGGGACGAGAGTGTGGCGGCCCGGCGAGACGGTCATCCGCTCACGGTTTGCTCATGAAGGCGATCGCTCCAAAAAGTGATAGTCGCAGACTATAACTTTTTCACCCCGAATGGAGTGTTTACCAGTAGATGCTCAAATGCGCTCCTGACGCGCGTCAGGACTTACTTACCCTTGACACGCCGATTACGCTCGTACAGGTAAGGCTCGCCGCCGGGACGGGGAAGCTCTACGCCAGCGAGGAGTAGTAAACGTCTTCGACGCGGCAGGTCGTGAGCCAGACCGCCTCTTGGTAGGGCGCGGGGTCCGGCACCACCATCTTCTCCGCCTTGCAGCCGTCCACGATCAGGGAGTCGATCACGGGGGCACCGATCTCGCCGATGTCCTTCAGCGGCACGACCTCTTCGGCGTCGAGCGCAAACTTGATCTGGTTGGCGATCGCTTTCGCCTCCAGGGGGCTGCGGCCGAAGACGAAGAACTCCAGGGTGTAGATGCGCTTCTTCAGGTCAGAACCCATCTCGGCCGCTTTGCCTTCGTCATCGAAGTTGAACCCGAAGGCGACATAGCTCTTGTCGAGTCTACCTTCGAACTTCTCATAGGGGAACTCGTCCAGGATCGACAGCCGCTCCTCGCTCCAGCCCTTGTCGCGCAGCACTTTGGTCGCGTGGTCCTGGACGCTCTGTTCGACTTTCGCCTCGCGCGTGATCGCCATCAGTACCCCACAGCTTTGCGCATCAGAAGTGCGAACGCAGGTTGGCCGATCTTCCCCTGGTAGGTGGCCCAGCCGTAGCGGTAGCCGTCGGCGGCGAAGGTCAGCTCCCAGACCGTCTCGAACTCGGGGTCGAGGGCGCGGTGAACGCGGGCGGCGTCGAGGTTGACGGCGTGGCAGGGATGGGGGTTGGTCAGGGCGTTGTTCTCGGCGCACATGATCGCGGCGAAGCCACCGGGCCGCAGGACCTTGCGGATCGTGTCGAAGACGGCGGGCACCATGTCTTCGGCGACGTGGTCGAGCGCATTCGTGCAGACCACCAGGTCGAAGCGCTCCTCGAACTCGTCGCCCATCTCCTCGGCCTTCATCGCCAGGTGGTCGGGGCAGGGGAAGAACTCGCGGTAGTCCTCGGTGCAGGGATCGACCACCCAGCGCGAGGCGAAGGGCAGCAGGTCGCTGAGCGGGATCGGGCCACCGCCGATCTCCAGCACGTCCATCAGGTGCGTGTCGAGCTGGTCGAGGAGCAGGTCGCGGATCAGCTTGTGGTGGCGGATGCGCTCGCGCTGGACCTTCTCGTGCCGCCGCCGGTCATCGGCGATGCACCAGGTCTTTGCCTCCTCGGCGTCGCGGTCTACGAACGTGGGCGGTGTTGGCCCCATGCGGTTCCCTTGTTGGCGACGACGTGCTCGTCGCCGTGGTCGAGCTTCTTGTCGAGGAAGTGCTTCGAGTTCGGCCCCTGATCGATCGTCGTTTCAGGATGCCACTGGTGGACGACGACGATGCTCGGATCGTTCTTCCCCTTGTGGCCGATGTTGCTGAGCCGCGTCACCAGGTCGGTGTCGTCCCAGCCCCAGTTGTCGGGGAAGCTCTCGTCCCAGCCGCCGACCTCCAGGAGCCAGTCGCGCCGGTAGAGGCAGCAGTGGGTCGCCCACCATTCGACCAGAGTCTCCTGGCCGCCGCCGTTGCGCATCTTGTGGACCGTCCCTGCGTTGATGAGCAGGTCGGGGAACTCCTCGTGCAGCGCGAGCATCTGCGCGATCACGTCGGTCTGGAAGTAGACCTCGGGCTCGCAGGTGATGACGATGTCAGCGGCGGTGAGTTTCAGGCCGACGTTCCGGGCCTCGCTGCACAGGGTGGCGCCGGGATTGTGGTGGTAGATGTAGCGGACCGGCAGGTGCTCGGCGGCCTCGCGGCAGACCTGCTCGGTGTCGTCGGTGCCGCCGTCATCGATCACAAGGATCTCGTCGGGAAGCGTGAAGTCTCCGTCCGCCAGCACGGCGAGGCTCTGCCGCAGCAGCGGCCCCCGGTCCATCGTCGTGACGAGGAGGCAGGTGCTCACGTCCAGGAATCCATCATCCGCTCGCCCCAGACGAGCGTTCGGTAGTTCGAGCCGATGCCGTCGTCCTTGGTCTGGGTGATCTTGAAGTGGTCGCCCTTCGCGTCGAACTCCGTGGCGTCGGCGATGATCGGTTTGTCGTCCACGCCCATGATGAGGACGACACCGCCCAGCTCGATGTTGCCGATCGGCGTCTCGGCCGTCTGGTCGTTCAGGCCGCTGACCGGCCGAGAGGCGATGTTGCAGCGCACGGCGGCCGAGGAGAAGCCGGAGGCGATCGGCTCGATCAGCGGGTCGAACGGCCTGCCGGTCTGCGGGTCGAGTACCGCGTCGGGGGGCCACTCAGTGCCGGTCGGCGTGTAGAAGATCACGTCCTCCCCGGTGAATTTGCGGAGGCGGGCCTGGGCGTCCGCCATCCCCGCGAGATCGGGGCCGTCGGTCACTTGTGCTCCACCGCTTCCAGGGCGAACGCCTGCTCCAGCTCATCCTCGGACTCCGGCATCGAGACGAAGTAGTGCTGGTAGGGCGGGTCGGTCGAGCCACGAACCTCGGGCTCCCGACGGACGTGACCGAGGGGGATGAGCTTCGTCATCGACTGCTGAACGGTCGGGTAGGAGATCGAGGGAAGCTGCCACTCTCGATCGTCACCGCGTTCACGGCCTTCTTCGTTCCAGCGCTCGCTTTCCTCCAGGTCGATCGGCGAACCGTCGGCGATCTGCTGCATCGTCGCGCCGGGATGGTCCCGGAGCCAGATCAGGATCGCCTGCTGGCGCATGGTTAGTTTGCGGGCCACCCCTAGCCCCTAATTCGAGACGCGCGTCGGAAGTTCAACGCTAACGCCTCGGTTCGAGTTCGAGGCCGCCCAGGCCGCGACCGGGGTCGGTCCAGGGCTCGATCACCGATGCCGTCCAGGTGTCGCGCACCGACAGGAAGCTCTCCCACGCCTCGACCGGCGCCGCGCCCTCGGTCACCCGCGCCAGCGCTTCGTCGCGGGTTTTGCGCAGATTCTTCAGGTATTCGGTCAGCGCGTTGGCGGAGAGCTGGTAGCTCCACTCCGTCGCCTCGTCGCGGATCGTCTCCTGGACCTTCAGCCCCTTCAGCATGAAGAAGAAGTAGTTGAGCTGGGCCTGGGCGACGATGATGCTGATCTCGTCCTCCCGCAGCTCGGGTTCCACGAACCAGGCGATCGGGGCCATGTAGCCGCCGTCTTCGCGGGCGGTGACGACGAGATTGTGGCCGAAGAGCCCGCCCGTGTAGAGGATGCAGTCGGCGATCGCGTCGGCGATCAGGGCGTTCGCCTCATCGTCGGTGAACTGCGATTTGGCGACGTTCGCCGAGCCCGTGCCGAGAGCGCCCTCAAGCCCGCGCCGGACGCGCGGGATCATCACTCGGGTGTCGCGGAGGTCGGTTACATCGCTCATCCGACCAGCTCCCCGTTGGTGATGAAGCCGTGCCACTCCTTGCCGGGACCGTTGCCCTGGCCACTCCAGATCGAGCCGCCGCCCGCCGAGCAGGTTGAGCGGCCCGGCTCAGGCGTCTTATCGATCGTGAGGTTGGGCGCCTCTCCGTGGACGCACCAGCAGTCGTGGTCCTCGCCTTTGCGGTCGCAGTTGGTGGCCTCCGAGCCGGGGATGAAGTCGGCCCCATTGGGCAGCTTGATGATGAAGGCAGGGCCGGTGCCGCCGTTGACACCCCAATGCTGGCGGGTCATCCAGGTCGCCTCCCAGATCGCACCGGGCGGCGCCTCCCGCAGCGTCATCTCGCGGCCATCCTCGGCACGGTAGATCGGGTCCTGGTTGACCTGCCATTGGTCCTCGCTGGTGAAGACGTAGGGGCACTTCTCGCAGGTGACCGGCCAGCGCTCATCCTCGGCATAGTCCGAGGGGTCGAGCGAGGCGATCATGCCGTGCTCGGCGAGGATGAGCGGGACGGTCCCGATCTCGATCGAGGCGCTGTGGTAGCTGCGCTCAGTGCCGGGACAGTTCTCCTCGCCCTCCTCGGCGAAGTGAAACCGGCGGAGGCTGCGCTTCGCCTGCGGTCCCTGCCTGATGAGGAAACAGGCGACGCCCATGCGCCTACTTTTTCTGAGCGGAAGGCGTCCCGACCTGCTCGGTGGGTCCGCGCTTGCCCTCGGGCTTGGCCCCGGCGGCGGCGACGGCCTCGGGGGTGGCGACCCGCTCGGGCGTCGGCTCCGGCGCGGGCGGCTGTTTCGTCGGGATGGCGCGGGCGGCGGCGGCCTTGGCGTTGGCGGCCGTGATCTCCTCGGCGGTCATGTCCTCCTCCGATTTCTGGGGCGGCGTGGCCGGGGCCTCGGGCTCGGTAGGGGGCGTCTCGCCCTCTGGGGCACCCTCGGGCTGGCCGTCGCCCTGGGGGGCCTCCGGCGGCGTCTCCGGGGGGGTTGGAGCCTGGGGCTCCATGCTGTCCCCGATCGGCCGCCTGTTCTGCATCTCCTGCTTGGAGGCGGTCAGCTTCAGGTGGCCGTTGATGAAGGGATTGTCCTCCGGGTTACGGGGCCGGTTGGCCGTGACCGTCTGCTCGTCCTCATCGAGCCAGACGCGGGCGCCGGGACCGAGTCCGATGCCCTTGAAGCCGCTGCGGCGGGTGTCGTCGCGGACCTGAACTCCGATCCAGCCCCCACTGACGTTTTCGAACTCGCTCTTCTCGGTGGCCATTTTCCTGTTCCCTTTCTCCGGTTCCGGTGGTGCTACCTAATGTACGACGACCGCACAGAAACTACGACGGGAGTCGGACGAATCCGACCCCCGTCTGGGAATCCGCAGAGACGCGGAGAAGAGCTAGGTGAGGCGGATGCGGCCGAGGCGGCCCTTGTCCACTCCGAAGAGCAGCATCCCGGCGTCGCGGGCCGTCTCCCAGCGCTGCATGAAGGACGGCTGCTTGAGAATCTGGACCTTGGCGTTGTCACCGTAGTAGGTGAGGCGACCGCAGTTCTGCCCGACGACCATGATCTCGTCGTTCGGGATCACGAAGTCCCCGATGAAGTCCTCGTGATTTTCGATCTGGAGGACCTGGTAGCCCTTGTAGACCCCGATCTGGCCCGTGTTGAAGATCTTTTCGGCGACGTTGTTGCCGAACTCCAACCCGATGCCCGCCAGGTGCCGGAGCGCCGGACGGGTACCGATCAGGGTGGCGTTGCCTTTGGACCGCAGGGCAACTTCCTCGATGATCGGGTCGATCTGATCGTCGGTCAGGCCGCTGGCCGGGAACTGCCCGAAGGTGTCCCCGGAGACCAGGAGGGTCTGGATCAGTTCGAGGAGCCGTTCCGTCGGGAGCTGGCCCAGCTTCTCGCGGGCCTGCGCCACCAGCTTCTCGAACGTCCCCCAGAAGTTCGTGGCGATCTCGTCGGCGTGCAGGTCGATGGCGGCGACCATCTCCTCGCGGGGCATCTGAGCCCGCTCGTAGCGGATGATGTCCGAGCGAATCTGGCCGCCTTTGCCCTGCCAGTACGCCTTCATCCCGCGCAGGTCTTCTTCGATGTAGTCGGGCTCGGCGAGGCCGACGTTTTTGACCTGGATGATCCGAGGAACGATGTCCTCTTTCATCGCATCGGCCCAGACCCGGTTCAGCAGGTCGAACGCCAGCTCCTCCAGGTCCGCCGGGGTCCGCTCGAAGTGGCGGGCCAACCGGTCGTTCGTTTTGGCTTTGAGGACAGCCAGTTTCTCGGCGTCTTTCTCAGCGCCACACTGACGGAGAATTGCGTGAATCTCTGGGTGCATAGTGCTCGTCTTCCTCCGTTTCTAGAACTGGCCTCTGAGGCTTGCCACCGTCAGGATCACGTCCCCGTCGGCTCCAACTTTCCGGACTTCCTGAACCTCGAACACCGAGTCGATGTCCGCGTTCGCGTTGGGAGCCCAGGACCCGACCCCTTCGGCCTTGCCTTCCGGCCGCTCGCCGTCCGCGTCCCAGCCGATGAGGGTGCCCTCTTCGTAGGTGCGGCGGGGGTCAACGAGGGTCAAGTGGAAGACGCCGCTGCGGTAGCGGTGGACGTACTCGCCGTCCTCGATCGTCCGGTTCCTGATCTCGTTCGGGCCAAGTTCGGCAGGACCCGTATTTGGGTCCGGAACATCGACCGTCCGAAGAGCGATGCAGAGCTGGGTGATGGAGTCGCCCGCCTCGGCGACCCGCCAGAGCGACTTGCCCGCCGAAGCGACCGGGACGATCGCCTCACCCGGAACGATGGAACCGGATGCCTTGCGATCGGACCAATGCTCGCCGTTGAACGCGACCGAAACGTTCGGCAGCTTGGCTACGCCGGTAAGCGGGAAAGAACCGTGCTCTGGCATTTCTGATCTGTCTCCTTGCTATCCGTATAGCCGTTTACTTGTCGCTGCTCGACCCGCCGCCGAGCAGGTTGCCCATGACGGCGGAGCGGGCCTCCTCGGTGGGCTCCCCGCTCGCGGCACCGCTCGTCCCCGAGCCGGTGTGCGAGGCGGTGATCTCCTCGGGGGTGAAAGTCTCCTCGCCAGCGGTGGACTCGCCGGGCTCGGTGCCGTCGTCGGCCTTTTTGCCCAGCGTCTCCTCCAGCTCGGCGACCCGCTCCGTCCAGTCCTCGTCGGACATGGTGGCGGCGTCGGCCTTGACGCGCTCGGCGGTCTTCTCGCCCATCGCGCCCTTGAAGCCCTTGCCGAGCTTCCCGAGGCGGTCTCCGGCGAGTTTGGTCTGCCGCTCTTTCTCCTCGAAGTCCTTGACCTTTTTGTCGGCCTCGGCTTTCTCGGTCTCCGCTTTCTTCTGAGCGGTCTCGGCCTCCTCGACTGCCTTGTCGGCGGCGACTTTCGCGGCTTCGGCGTCGTCGGCACGTTTCTTCTCGGCGGCGAAAGCCTCCGGGGTCGGACGCTTCTGAAGCTCTGCGTACTCCTCGCGACTGATGTCCAGATCACCCATTGAAGTTCTTCTCCTGTGCTTTCGCTTGCCAGACTCTCGGTGCGTTTCCTGGTGGGCTGCGACTACCTCTTCCTGGAAGACCTCCAGATTCGCGTCGCTGTATGCCCCCTTCGCGCCCCGGCTTCCGAAGATCAACCCGGTCCCCGTGAACGTGACGCCCCCTAATATACGACCAGCGTTCGGACTTTCCGCCAAGTGGCTGCACCAGTTCTTCCGCTCGGCCTGATCGGGCAACGTGTGGAAGTTCTGGCCGCAGGTCTTGCAGGCGTAATAGGGAGCCATGCACTCCATCGACTGCATGAGCATTCCCTGCTCGTAGTTGTGGGCGATCTCCTCGGCGATATCCCGGAAGCGATGAGCCCAGATCGCGAGCGTGGTCTCGATCCGAGCCCTCGGCACTTTGTCGGCCTCCGGGGTGAGGAGCCTGGTGTCGGCGATCAGCCCGACGGCGGTCCGAGGATCGTGCATCACCGTGACCGGGCAGTACATCGGGGTCAGCGACTTGATCGACAATTCCTCGGCGGTCCACTCGTCACCGTTGGAGTTGGCGTTGTCGGCCTCGACGTAGTTGCCCTTCAGCCAGAGGAAGTTCGGATTCGGGACGCCTTTCTTCAGCTCCTCGGCGAAGGCGAATTTCTCGATGTCGGCATCGCCCGGAGTGAAGGGGCTGACGGGCGCGACGAAGTAGATCTTGTCCCCGCGCTCGAAGACCTGCGGCTGGATACCACCCATGCGGCTTAATCTACGACGCGCGTCGGCGACTAAGGCTTCGGGTCCGGCTCGGGCTCGGGCTCGTCGGGATCAACCTCTTCGACGGCGACAATGCGATCGTCCTTGTCGCGGACGATCTTCAGCTTCCGCGTCGGCGGCTCTTTGCCGTCGGCGGCGGTGTGGATGTGCAGCTCCAGTGGTTGCGCGGGCTCGGGCGGGTCGGCAGGCTCCGGAGGATCGGCGGGCTCGGGCGGCACAGCCGCGATCTCCTCGCCGTCGGGAAGGAGCGCGAGCGGGAAGCCCCAACGAGCGACGCGCGTCTCGGCCTCGCGGGCGGTGAACTCCGACTCGCGGAAGCAGATCGCCTTCGCCATGATCGCGCCGTCGTAGGTGCGCTCCCCGACGATCATCGACAGGCCCTCGCGCAGCCGGACCGCCTTCAGGTTCTCGACGGGCACGCCGAGGTTGACCGGGACGATCGCGACGGGACCTTTCTGGACGGCCTCTTCGGCTTCGATGGCTTCGCGCTCGTAGTCCTGGACGCGGCCCTCGCTTTTCGTCTCGACAAACTCCTCAAGGATCGCGTAGGTGACCTCGCCGACGCGGATAGTGAGATTCAGCCCCTCATCGAACCAGGCTTTGACCGTCTCGCCTTTGTTTTTCGTGATGGTTTTCTTCGGGGCGAACTTGTCTTTTTCCGAGCCATCGCCCGAGCCTTTCGGCCGACCTTCGTTGTTGTCCTGGGGACCGGCTTCTTCGGAGGAGTGCGGGACTGAGCCCGGCTGCATGATCTCGTCCTCGCCGCGCGCCAGCTCGCCCTTGCGGACCTGGACAGCCGCCTCCCAACTGAACCCGGCAGCGGCGACGGCCCAGGAACGCGGGATGTCACCACGGTCACGGAGTTTGAGCACGTAGTCGGTGAAGTAGCGAGTGCCCTGGAGGATGATCTTCGGGAACCACAGCGTCGCTCGACCTTTGGCGAAGAGCCGTGGATTGCGCCGGACGATCTCCTGGTAGATATTCCCCTCGACGTGGCGCTTGATGTCGCGCCGGTCGGATTCGATGACGCGCGGCGCGATCTCTGCTTCGAGCGATTCGCTGCTGCTGCCGGACTCCTGATCGCCGGACTCGGGAACCCGGAGCATCGTCATCGCGATCTTCCGGCCGAGCAGACGCCGCTTCTTTTCGTTCAGCAGCTCATCCAGTTTCGGGGTGATGATGTCGAAGTCGAGCCGGTGGTCGCCGACGATCACTCCAGTTCGAGACGCGCGTCGGACGACTTCGCGGAGGTTGGCGACCTCCTCCGGCTGGGCCGGGCGCTGGTCGGAGCCCTTCTTGGCGACGACGATGAAGTTCGAGCCACCCTGGAGGAGGGCGTAGTCCATGATGTTCAGCAGCCGCTTGGCCTCCAGTAGGGCGAAGTTGGCGGTGAGGATCGGGCGGGGGTATTTCCAGGAGCCCTTCGGCATCGTCGTCCGCTGACACATCCTCGGGTTGAGGAGGAAGAGCCTGTAGTGACCCCAGTCGCCAGGCTGATCCTCGCGGGGGTCGAGGGGATCGACGTTGTGGACGCCGACGAACATCGCCGCCGAGAACGGGTCCTGCCGCCGCATCTCGGCTTTCCTCGCGGCGGTGGTCGCCTCGCCGAAGAACTCTTCCAGCCAAATCCGCAGTTTTTCGGTCGGCGGGTCATAGGCGAGCTGGGCTTTCCCGAACATGTCATTGCCGACCACCCGGATGTTCTCGGACGGCAGCACCCCGATATAGGGGGCCAGCATCGGCTGGCCGAGCCGCCGGTTGCCGGTGCTCGGGTTGATGTCGAGCTGGGTCCGGGTGAAGGGGATCGCCGTGGTGAACTGAGCCGCGATCAGGTACTCGCGGTAAATCTCTTTCAGCCGCCCGTCCATGTTCGAGTACTCGCAGATCGCGTTGAAGGCGGCACGGCTCCGCTCGTCTTCGTGGAAGTTCTCCATGCCTTCGCTGAAGGCAAGCGCGATCATCGCGCCGATCGTCTCCCGCACGTCATCGTCGCGTTCGGCCAGATCGCGGGCGAGTTTGATCTCCTCGATGATGTTCGTCGGGGCCTGATACTCAGCCCGCGCCAGCAGGGAGCCCGAGCGGTTGTTGTACATCTGGAAATCGTTCTGGCCCATCGCCATCGCCGAGCGCTCCTCGAAGAAGGTCCGCGTGGCGCCCATCACGACCTCGTCGGGGAGGCCGGTGTCGTTGACGACGGTGCCCATCCCCGGCGGCAGATGCTCGTCGTCAGCGAAGGCCCCACGCCCGCGCGGACTATCGCTGTACATGGCGGGGACGAACAGCCCGCTGATCGTCTGGGTTTCGATCTCCGGCACCGCGTCCTAATCTACGACCGAACTCGGCCGGGTAAGGATGCTGGGATGGCGAATAAGGGTGCCGAGACGGCGAATAAGCAACGGGCGGGGGCGGATAAGTGCGGGGGGGAGGACGCCCCAGCGAGATGACCTCCCCCCCATCTCCACCCCGCGACCGAGGCCGCGATCTTCGACGGAAGGCATTGTATCGATCGCATACAATGCCTTCCGCTCATGCTGCCCGTCGAAGGAATGGGGTGTCCGGACACCACCGACTCCGATCGCCAGCGGATACCGGCGATGCGGCTCCTTCGGGAGCCGTTCGTCGTTTTGCGGTGAGAGCGCGCAGCAGGAGGTTCAGCGCAAGGCCCTGGCGGGTACTTGCTCGCGACGAGAGCCTGCTGCGCGCTTCGGGATTCCCATCACCCCCTTAACGTACAGCCACCTTCAAGCTCCGACGTTCACGGTTCATGAAGGGTGAAGTTGCTGCACGCGACCCTAACCTTGCGCCGCGCAGAGCGGCGAAGGTTAGGGCGGGGTTCGGACCGGAAATTCCGGGCTTCCCGTGGGGGCGTCCTACATGAGCAGGTATGCTCGCGCGATGCTCAGCGATCAGAACTGCATCTCCTTCTGGCTCCCGAAACTTGAAGCTGCCGGGCTGCCCGTTCCGGAGACGACGATCATCAAGGCCGAAGGCGAGCGCGACCCGGTGGCGCTACTCGACGGCAAAGCTCCGGAGGGCTATCAAGAGCTGTGCATGGAGATCAGTGATGCCGCTGTGAAGTTCGGTTACCCGGTCTTCCTGCGGACCGGCCATGGCTCGGCCAAGCACCAGTGGGCCGAGACGTGCTGCCTCAATCGCGACGATGAGGTCGCCCGTCACATCCTCGCCCTGGTCGAATGGAGCCACGTCGTTCACCCGATCGGGTTGCCGACTCACGTCTGGGCGGTGAGAAAGATGCTGCGCACCGATCCGCTCTTCCGAGTTGCGGCCTGGGACGAGTTCCCGGTCACCCGCGAGTTCCGCTTCTTCGTCTTCGACGGCGAGATCGTTCACCGCCAGCCGTACTGGCCACCCGAAGCGCTGGCCGATGCGATCGAGCTGGGGCAGCCGACGCCGGACAACTGGCGCGAAAGGCTCGGACGCGCGTCCGAGCTTAGTGATCGTGACCTGGACACCTGCGACGAGCTGGCGAAGCGGGCGAGTCTGGCGGTGCCGGGCTTCTGGTCGGTGGACCTGCTGGTCGATCACTATGGGAGCTGGTGGATCACCGACATGGCATTTGGCGAGGAGTCCTTCCGCTGGAACCCCGAGACCGGCGAGGGCGCTGAGCCCCAGGCGCACGATCCCAGCAAGTACGACCGGGCCGACTCGTGAGCGTCCAGGGTCACGACATCGCCTTCTACGAGAAGCTGAACCTCGGGACCACCAAGCCCACGATCTTCGACGTGGGAGCGAATGTCGGCGACATGACCAAGCTCTTCCGCCGCATCTGGCCGAACAGCCGGATCATCTGCTTCGAGCCGAACCCTGCGGCCTACCGCCGCCTGGATGAAGAGACGTTCGACATGGAGAACGTGCAAGTCCACGGCTGCGGCCTCTCCGAAGAGCCTGGCGTCGCCAAGCTCCACTTCGCCGGGGGTCCCGACGAGTCGGCGTCGCTCCACCGTCGCGACCTCTCCTACGCCGGAGTCGAGCTTCACCCGCACATCGTCACCGTCGAGATCAGAGCGCTCTCCGAATACCTCGGCGGCGGCGAAGTCGATCTACTGAAGCTCGACGCCGAGGGTCACGAGCTGGCGATCCTCCGGGGCGCTGGCTTCCTCCTGCGACCGGATTGGGTGAAGCGCATCGCCTTCGAGTTCAACTCGTGCAACCTCGACAGCCGGACCTTCCTCAAGGACTTCTGGGACCTGCTGGTGGTGGAGCGCGGTTACTCGCTCTTCCAGATCGACAGCGGTGGCGAAGTGACGTTGGTCGAGAACTATGACCCGTCCCTGGAGGACTTTGCCGCACACCGCGAGTTCATCGCGACGGGCTAGCCGCCGGAGATCAGGGTGTAGGCGCGCGAGATCGTCTGCTCCTCGTCTCGCTCCAGTCGCCTGATCTGCTCACCCAGGCGCTCGATCAGGAACTTGCCCTCTCGGATGCCGTCATACAGCTCCGGTCGCAGGGTGCGTTTCGCGGTGACCACGGCCTGCTTGGTTTTGCCATCGGCGACGGTCTGCCAACCCTCGATGTCCTCCCACTGGTCTTCGAGCTGCCGGGTGGCGTCATTCATCCAGAGCCGGGCCTCATCCAACGCGCACCGCCAGCGCGCGATGACGAACAGGTGGTCCTCCATCTCCTCGATTTTTTCGCGGGCCGTCGGTTCCTCTTTGCGGCCCCTGAAGCGCGGCACCATGATCTTGGCGACGCGGTAGAGGAGTTCGCGGACTTCCTTCGGGGTCACAGCGCGAGGTCCAGGACGGGAGCCGGGCGATCGACGGCCATCGCCTCTTCGACTTCACCAGCTTTGAAGCCCATCGCCATCCCCCGGAAGGAATCGAGGATGTGGAAGGCGTTCGGCTTATGCAGTTTGGTTCGTTCGCCGACCGATTTCACCCGCTGCTGAGTCTCGCCCTGCATGTCGGTGGTGATCTCCGGGTCGAACGGCAACATGAAGAAGCCGCTGTCCACGAATTCGCGCAGGTAGCGAGTGCCCGCCTCGATCATCGGCATCGTCACGACGAAGCGCTCCTGGCCCCACTCGTCGGTCTCTTTCTTCACGGCCGAGCCGTACTGGTCGCGAAGATTGCCCTGGGTGTCCTCGGTAACGGCGCCCGCCTCGATTCCAACCGGCACCTTCGCGTTGAAGAAGTAGCCGCGCGTCACGTCGATCAGGTGTTTGGGCGCAACCTCGTCCTCCTGCATCTCCTGCCAGATCGGGTTGCCGAGCCCGGTGGCGTCGATGCCGTTGGCCATCAGCTTCGCGCCGAAGTGTGAGCCGAGGGCGTAGAAGGTTTCGCGGATGCGGCGGCTAGTGAAGCGGTGGAGTTTGTAGAGCCGGATCAGTTTGAGGCGATCGACGTTCTTGACCTTCTCGTGCGAGAAACAAGAGATCACCGTCGGCGAGTCGTTGAGCCCGAGGTCTGCGCCCATGAAGATGGGGCCGTGGTCGCCGGGGAGGTCGAGTATCTGGCTGATCGGCAGCAACATGTCCTCGACCTCCTCCCAGCGAAGGTCCTGCTTGACGTACTCCAGCGAGTTGTATTTCGAGTCCTCGGGGCGACCGTTAGGCGGACCCTGGTCCACGCAGGCCATGAGGCGCGCGGTGACGAAGAAGGCCGAGGCGGCGGCTCCGGGCTCGCCGTAGATGTTCCGCCGGTAGTCGGGGTTCGAGGTTCCGCCATAGGCGGCCTTCGCCGCATCCTTCTCCGATTTCCCCCAGCCTGGCCGCTGGATCGCGGTTACGGTGACGAGCTTGAACGAGCCGTCGTTGATCCGTTTGAAGAAGCCCGAGTCGCGCGCACCCGAGTGAACGCCGTAGAACATGTAACGGAAGTCAGGATTTCCTTCACGATCGACGTGATCCTTCATCACGGTCTCGTGGACCTCGACCCACCCTCGCTCGGGATAGTCCTGGGCCTCGTCAATCATCAGGTCCGGCTGGTGCTGGCCCTTGACGCCGGTCCCGGTGAGCCTCGGAATGCGGCCGACAATCTTCGTGCCGTCCAGGAACTCGGCGCCGAACGGGCGGTGGGTGAAGCCGGTCTTGCCGCCGCGCGTGTCCAGGAACTCGCGGGTGAGCCGGGTGTCCTGAAGGCGCTCCTCGATCGCGTCGGTCAACGGCAGCAGGTGGATCAGCTCGGGCGCGGTGACGAGCAGGTTCTCGGCGGTGCGGCGGAAGACGTGGCTGAAGGCGCGGGCCTTGATGCTCTCCGTCTTGCCGACCGATCGCGCGCACGCGAACCCGGCGTAGGGATCGGTGACGCGGAAGAGCGGGTACTGGTAGTCGCGGACCCGGTAGCACCCGGCGAACTCGTGGTTCGAGGGGTCGCGCCAGCACAACTCGGGCGCGAAGATGGGGTCCTGGAGCAGGGCGAGCAGGAGCAGGTCCTCTTCATTGAAGGTCCAGGCACCCTGGCTGATCATCACCGGGTCGGTAGCCATCCCGGTCCCCGACTTGTGTCGGCGCTGTTCGGCCCATCCGTGGATGTGACAGAGCTTCGATTCCGCCGCTGCCATCAGAGCCGCCCTACAAAGACTTTGCCCTTCTCATCCGCGAAGTCCTTATCGACCTGTTCGAGTTTCGCCAGCTCGTTGCGAGACCACTCCAACACTTTCTCCTCGGACACGTCCTCGTAGGCTTTGTCCTCGTCGTCGGCGTTGGCGAGGATGCGCAGCTTGGTCCGCAGCTCCATCGCGAAGGCTTCGTAGGCCAGCACCCGTTTGGAGATGTGAACTCCGAACTGGAGTCCGGCCCGCTTCAGCTCGGCAATGTAATCGGCAGTCGTCTGTTTGCCGCCGGAGTCGCGAGTCTTCTTGTCGATGCCGAGGGTCGTCTCCAGCTCGCGAATCTCTTTCGAGGCCCGCATGACGACATCCTGCGCCGCTTTCAGCTCGGTCGGTTTGAGGGCCACCCGTTTGTACTTCCCGGTCGGGAGGTTCGCGCCGTCGAACTCGGGTTTCATCCCGTTGACCTCCTGCTGTGCGCGGAAGAGCGCGAGCTGCTGGGTCAGGATCGCGCCGAGCAGGACAAGGTCGTTGGCCTTGTCGAGGGCATAGTCGTGGCGGTAGTGCTCCTC